GACTTGTGAAATAACAGGGACCATTCGATCATTAAAAATTGTGTGATTAACATTTATGCCGTTTACCCTAACTAAATATCGTAAGCCGTCTCCAAGAAATAACTCTACTTGAGTTCCAATTAAGAAACCCCAGTCGGCACTCTGTCCATTTAAAATAGTTTGATGAGTAGCACTTGGTCCATTTAACACTTTAAACAAATACTCAAGGTCATACATAGTTCCTTTTTTATAAATTGTTTTTAAATCTTCTACTCTACTTTTGTCGTCAAAACCTGGATAAGGATTGTTTTCTCCTGGCGCTAATCCATTTTCATCTAAAAAATTCATGTCACTAATTCTGTTTAACAATAACGTAAAATCAATTGTAGATAAACCAACACCAGTAACAGGGGCTAATCCTCCCGCTGCTCCACTTCTGATAACGTTTGGATCTACTGACTCTAACATTCCCCAACCCATACTTACTTCAGTTGGATTGTATAAAAATTTAAAGCCGTACATTGTTGGATCTTCTTTATATATACCTGTTTTATTTTTCCATGCCGCACTCTTTGTAAGGTCAAATGGCATTTGCATAGTGCCTTTTGCAACTCCCGTGCCTGAAAACATGTCTCTAGCATCAGAAAAGTTTCCAGCACCAGAAACTCCACGCACAGTTGTCGTTGTTTGTGGTGATCTATCAGCAAAATACTCTGACCTAACCATCGGGGCATTGTATTTATATCCAGTAAAGACCTGTTGTGCTGGTGGTTTTGGTTTTTCGTCACCCTCGGCAGGTTTTACTTTTCCACCTTTTTTCTTTGCATCTTCTTTTTTAAAGCCTGATTCTTTAATAGAAATATTAATTTGGGCAGTTCTTGTTTGATCAATTTGATCAACAAGATTTTTTAATTGATTAATAGCATTTGTTTCTCTAGTTTTTAAATTCGTACGTCTTTGTCGTAACCCATTAAGGGCTAAAATAGCGGCATCAATTGCATCACCACCAACGGCTGCTTTAAGGGTTGCTTCTGCTACTGTAATTTCTTTTTCTAAAGCAATTTGAAAACTTCTGATACTGGTTAACTCTTTTGAAACAGCAGATATTTGTTTTGATTTTTTTGCTTTATTTTCAGCCGCTTGTTTATCAGCCGCAGCCTTAATACGTGCATTTTCAACATTTCTTTTAGCATCAGTTCGCTCTTCAATAATTTGATCAACAGTTTTTGTGTACTGATATGGGTTACTATTTTCTCCAGGCATTATTTACCTCCCACTTCTTGAAGATCTTTATCCTTTAACAAAATTTCTTTTACCTGTTTAGCCAATCGGTTAGCCTCTGCTGTTGACGCATTTGCTAAACTAACATTTATGTTTACTGTTTTATTACCAACATTGGCAGAAGTAACTCCACTAGTATGCTGTAAATATTTGCCGCTAGTATATGTAGTCCATGGTCTAAAATTTGTTCCGCCTTTAGAAATGTCGTATGCAATTTGTGCATTGATGTATGGATCTTTTAAACTTTCTGGTCCTGTGTAGCCAATAGATGCGTATTTCTTTAAGTACGCTTCGTTACGTTTAGTTCCCATACCAGGATTTCTTGGATCATTATTTTCCATATTAATTTGAAATAGTCCATAAGAATCATCCATGCCAGTTGGGTTGTACGCATTTGCTCTTCCACCTGATTCAGCCTTTACAATTCCGTATGCAGTAGTTAATGAGTCACCTTTAAATCCAGCGTTTTGTAGAGTTTGCATTAACTGAGGATCCATGCCAGCAGTCATCTGCGTTCCCGTTTGTGGTGTCTGCGCTGCATTAGCAGGTGTGCCAAACATACTCTTTCCTAAAAATTTTAATCCTTCATAAGCAAGTAATGCAGTACCAACATACGGCACAAATCTTAATGCGGCCTTTATTCCAAATTTTGCAGCAGTTGCACCAGCCACAGCGGTAGTAGCACCACCAGCCACAGCAGCGGTAGTAGCACCGCCTGCAGCAGTTGTAGCCGCAGCACCACCAGCAAGGGCAGCAGCAGCCGCTTTAGCGGCTGCACCTCCCAAAATATTTCTAACACCTTTTGCTACTAACAAAGTACCCGCTGCACCAGCAACTCCTCCAACTACACCACTAATTGCTGAGGCTGCGTTTGTATTTGAAAGTCCTTGCACAAATCCTTTTGCTTTAAAGAATCCGTCAGGCAGTTTTTCTAATTGTGTATTTAATGCAGCCGCTGCATTTGCTGCTGATTCAAAGCCAGCAATCATTGGCTCTGTGCCACGCTCCATTAATGATGACATAGATGTAGCAAGTTTCATCTGTGCATTCTGTGGATTGTCAGGATTAAATGGTAAGTTTGCTAAATCGCCCAATGGTTTACCAGCAGCCATGTTTATAAGCATTGGTTCTAATAATGCTCGTTGTTCTGCAGAGAACATCTGCATATCTACAGAACCAAAACCTGCTCGTAAATTTGTTGCCATCTGTTCTGCAGTTGGGTCTATTTTTCCACCCATTGTCATTCGATCAAAGAGTTGTTGTGCAACTTTTTCCATTGAAACAGGTTGTCCTGTATTTGGATCAGTTGTATTTATACCATATTGATAGAGTTGTGCTCCCATCCTTCCTGTGCTCATTCCACCGATAGCCTGAGCCGCCGTAGCATTTGCCATTCCAAAGTAACGAGCAGCGCCGCCTACCTCTTTCATTTTGTTTGTAAATGAAGCAGTTCCTGGCATAAAGTTATAGCCTTGAGAGAGCATTGCTGCAGCAGCAGCATCTTCACCTAGTCCAGTAATTCCGCCACCCAATGCACCAAATGTTGCGGCAGCAACTCCAGCACGATTCATTCCGCCACCAGTACGAAGTGAACTCTGGAAGAAGCCAGTAGCACGAGAGATCGTCATGCCAAGATCTGGCATTGCGTTGTACATACCGCCAGCAACACTTAACCCAAATTGAACTCCCGCAACTCCCGCAGCACCTGGCTTTGAATAAATCCAAGGCATTGCATTGGTTGCACCAGTAGCAGGTGTACCACCTGCGCCATTACTAAACTGAGCGTTGGCAGTTCCAAGTCCCATTCCAGGACCCATGCCAACACTTGGCATCATTATGCGAGTTAATGAATCTAAAGATTTTGTGGCAATGCCACCTAATTTTCTAGAAAGAGATTCAAGCGTAGTAACTTTTTTAATTGTCTGGTCAAGACCAGCATTTACATTATTAATTTGCGATAAGGGATCTTTAGCCATTGATCATCCTTTCATATCGCACTAGAGCAACCTCTAGCCAGTTGCTTCTTTCTCTCCGAGATAAACCTTTTATCTCAGATAAAGACCATCCTTTATAGTATTCAGATAACGCAGACCATTCAGAGAATAGTCTTTCGTAACTAATTACATTAGAATTGAAATAAGGCACCTAAATTAATAGGAACCGTTACCTCACTTCCTGTATCGGGGTCTGTAACAACTATGTTTTCAAATTGTGGACCAGGGGCTCGTTTATTTATCTCTTCTATAATCTTTCTACGGTCACCAACGCTAAGTGCTTGCACTTGCGCCTTGCTGTATACAGGATTCTCTCCTATACGTACTAAGGTGTTTTCAAGAACAATGGTGCTTAATTCTGCAGAGGTTTTATCTGCATTGTTAACCATCTCTCTTTGAACAACTCCATTGGGCAGTTTTACGGTGTACTCAACGGACTTACCTTTTACGGTAAACATACGTTCGTTTATAGGGTCTGCAAGAACCTTAGTCTTAATATCTGTGTTGAGATCAATCTCAACAAATTTCTGTTCGCCATCTGAAAAGATTGGAAGTTTTGCAGTATTTCCAAAGGTGGCTTTAATAATGCCAAGCAAGATTGCATCTCTGTCACCAACTAATAGTTCATCAAGTATCTTGTCGGTTGCTGGCTCATTGCCGATTTTAACTGTTCCTAATTGTAAAATAGTTAAGATTGCTTTACCTAAGTTATTGGTTTTAGAAATAACCTCTTCATCTTTACCCGTTAGTTCACGTACCTCTGCAGTTCTGATGACCTCCCCAGCGGCGTTTATATAGCCGCCAGGAAGTTCAACAGTTGTATCTGAAGGAGATACGATTTCAGGTGTTCTTGCTTGTGGCGTTT